ATTCGGCTTGCGTGTGAGCATCACCGAATAGATCAAACGGGTTTTGTTGTGCTGCTGTATTCATCGAGTCCATCCGTCCCTTAAGTAGTTAAAGTTAAAATTCGTCAAGCAAAGGCTGAATTGCCTCACGGACGTTGCGTTTTTGGTAAATTGCCAGTGCTGCTGTTCCTGCAATCATGAACAGCCAAGCGAAGATGAAGAGAAAGCAAAGGCCTACAGCGAAGCCAATGAAGAAGAGTGCGTTTGCTGAGTCCATTGCTTGCCTCCTAAGCGCTTGCTGTTTTTTGTGCTGTATAAGCCATTGGGTTTGCTAGAAAGCGGTCTATTTCACTTTCAGGCCAGCCAACTCGATTAGTGCTGATTTGAATTGCTTGCGGGAATTGATTTGCTCGCATTTTGCGGTAGATGGTTGTACGAGCTAATGTGGTGCGACGCTCCACCTCAGTTCGACTAAGCAATGCGACGGGTTTAGTCTCATTCATAATGTTCTCCTGTGGTTTTCTGGCTGCGCACTCGTGGAATGCGTACTCAGAAAAAACATGGTTAGACATGCCCATCACACCTATCCCTAACTCAGAGAGATTCGGTCACAGCTCGCACCTATGGTTTATCGCCTTACCTGGCAACTTGGTGGTCTTTGCTGGAGCGGTTCGCCGCTTCGATGGGATAAAGATACCTAAATGATATATAATTAGTCAACATCATTTTGATGTTATTTTTTGGTATTTTTGTGTTTTGTAAAGAAATCAAAATGTTATAGGTGAAAAAAAACCGCCTAGTGGGCGGTTTTATGTATGGGGATATTTTGGAGTTAGGTGGGCTATATTCTTTTTTTGCCTTCTTTCTCGGCTATGTTGTAATAGTGTTTCCAGTAGGAGTAGGCATCTTGCCAAGACGGGTATATTTCTTTGAAGAGTATTAGCATTTGATCTGTGTACCAATAATAGTCTTTTGACTCTTTAAACTTAGACCATGAGTCGTCGGGTTGTACTGGTATCAAATCAGCATCTATATCAATCGCGCTGCACAGAACTGAAAATTTAGCATGTAGGTTTTGAATTGCTTTTACATGTTTATCTTGGCCGAATAGGTTTTTTTTGCCAATGGATGAGTGTGCTTTTGCGCACGAAGAGATCAATCCTTTTAGTGCTTTGTAGGTTTTTGGGCGAGGGGTGAAATACATAGTCTCTATGTGTGTATTTCTTGGCATAACTCCTTTCTCCTTGTCATCCGAGCATCTGTGTTCTTATAAAGAATCAACACATTTGAATTCTAAGGCTGCACTTGCCGATCTAGCTAGGCCGGAACCTCTCGTTTCAACCTTAATAGTTTCAACGTTTTTATTTTGTTTCTGACAGAATTCATTAGCCTCTATGTAAGCGTCAGCTTTAGCTCCGTCGCCAGAAACAAACCCAAGCTCAGCGCTTTTTACCGCGACCATGTATGTATTTGATTCCATTTTTACGATGCCTGTACTTCCGCAAGAAGCAACAAGTAAGCTTGATATTACAACCAAATAAAGTCGCATTTCCTTACACTCCCTATAATAATATTCAAATATTTTTTCTTATAAAACAACTGAGTACCAAAAAACCCGTCCAATTACCCGTATGTCTCTAGCGGTTTCCCCACTTACTTCTTCATCTTGATAGTCGGGATTGGCAGATCTAATGCGCAAGCCATTAAATGGCATGCGGTATAAAAATTTAACACGCAGCAACCCACCGTGATTAATAGCGTACATCTTGCCGTCTTTTATGTGAGTGTCACTTGTATCTAAGCCAACTGTAGATCCGTCTGGTAAAACGGGCTCCATGCTGTCTCCATTTACTTTGCAGCATGCAGCTGTTGAAGGCGTAACCCCTGCGCCAGCTAGCGTTGATAAATTGAAGCGCAATTGTTGAGAGGCAATTTCTAGAACGCTGTTAAAACCATTTCCTGCGGATAACTCCACCTCAGTAAAGAATGGCACTTCTATTTCGTCTGAATGAAGCGGCTCATCGCTTTCATATACGTCAACATGCCCAAGGCTTGGGCTATGAGTATATGAAGCATTTATTTTTCTTACTTCAGTCGCATCGTGGTCTGTGTCCATCCACCCTTCAGGCTTATTGAAAGCTTCTTCTATATGGCGCGCCAAATCATGCCCAATCTCACGGATCGGATTTTTTCCTATCACGTTATTGATCTGAGCAGGTGCCTTGTTAACGAATTCTGAAAACTTCGCCCTGCTAGGGAATTGGCTAGATAAAGCCTTCATGTTTGTGCGTCTGATGTCTTTAATGGTTTTCATTTTTTATCGCTTTGAAAATTGATAACCAATTAAATCTCTAAATGATGTCTTGATAAACTGCCATAATGGTATTTATAATCCATATCAAATAGATACCAAGGAGATATTCATGAGCCTTTCTAAGTTCATGTCAAGCATGCCCAAAGATAAGAAAGAGGCTTTTGCTAAAGCTGCAAACACAAGTGTCGGCTATCTGAGGTTAATAGTAGCCGGTGAAAGAAAGCCAAGCATTGAGCTTTGCAAAAATATTGAGCAAGCGTCTAAGAATGCCGTTACTCGCTTTGATTTACGTCCCGATTTTTTCGAAGACATACCAGAACTAAAAACCAAAACGCCCACAGAGGCGGCTTAACCCTAAGAACAGGAGCTACTTATGCCAGCAGCTAAACCACTAGATCAGCAACACGTACATGATTACCGCCCTCGATTCACAGACGAAGTGCATGGACAAATCTTGCAGCTTACCGCCGAGCTAACACGACTTAATGGGGGTGAACCTGTCCCTAAAAATGTTGTGCTTCGTGCTTTAGCTGAGAGACAGATTCAACGCTTACGTCCAAGTGATTTAAACGAAATCTTAACGTCTATCCACGTCAGCTAGAAGGGACGTAAGGGGGATATTTTGAGCAATGAAACACAGCCTTTGTTAGTTCAAGTGAGCGAAGAGTTTGCGGAGGTGTTGGATTCGTTCGCTAGTGCGACGGATCAAACACCTACCGAGGCGATGGAGCTGCTTGTTACAGATGGCTTGGAAGAGGCTTTTCGAGATCCGAGCTTCTTGCACGATCTACTTGAAGACTGCCAGGTATTAATGGGTAAAAAAGAGCCGGTCATTCTTCATTAGAGGGACTAGGGGAAATTGAAGCCAATAAAAAAGCCCAGATGGCGGTCTGGGCTTCTTTCGGCTTTGTATGCAAATAAAACCGTATTTCTAAGGAATTTAGTATGCAAATTAAACAGATGTTTTTCAAGTCAATTCGTAAGGTGTCAGCATTTTTAATGCTTTGGGCCCCATGTTCTTTGGTGTTTAAAGCGCATTTTTGGGCATGTAAAAAGTTGGATCGTCAGCAAGTGACTAAGGCGGTGGTGTTATGAGTATGCAGCTTCTTCAAGTGGTTATGAATACTCAGTTTGATAGCCCTAAATACAAGCTGATGCTTGCGCAAATGGCACATACAGCGGATGAAAACGACACTTGTCACACTGCTATTGGTGACATAGCCAAACAGTGTTGCTTAAACCTTGGCAAAACCTTTCAGTGCATCCAAGAGCTTGAGCAAGGTGGCTATCTGAAAATTGAGAAAAATATTAGGGACGTTTGTTTTAAATTGAATCCTGCCCGTATATCAGAGAAAGGGGCTCATTAGTAATGAGTGTAGATGCAACGCGTTGGGCTTGGTTAGCAAGCCCAACCAAATCGTCCGAATTGCTTGTGCTGCTTTCAATGGCAGATAGAGCGGGAGAAGACCACACTTGTTGGCCTTCCATAGCTCGCATGGTCAAAGACACAAAGCTGAATGAAAAAACAGTTAATACGGCGCTTAAAGGACTTGTTGAGCAAGGTTTGATTTGCGATACCGGTCGTAGAGTAGGGAGTACTGGGCGCGTAAAAGTGTATCAGTTAGTAGGTGTTTTAGGTCGTGACGAGCAATTAGAAAAAACAACAAGGCCTAAAAAGAAGGGAAAAAAGAATACATCCGAAATAGGGGGGATTAAATCTAATACCCCCAAAAACGGAATACTTCCAATTTTACCGTCTAATACCCCCGAAATTGGGGGGACTAAATACCCCCAAAATAGGGGGTCAGAACCTATCACTTTAGAACCTAACAAAGAACCTAACACTTCTTTGAGTTCGCCTCCGGCAAACGCCCCAACAAAAACCAAACAGTCTTGTGTGTTTCCAAAAGACTTTGCGGTTGATCAAACCATGGTGAATTGGCTGAACGAAAAGGGGATTACCGCACCTTGGCAACTCGAAACGGAAAAGTTTGCTAATCACCACATTGCTAAAGGCTCAGTTTTCAAGGATTGGCGAGCGGCATGGCGAACGTGGATGTTGAACTCAATTAAATATCAGGTTCCAGCCCAACAGCAGGCGGCAATCAAAACTGGACGAGAGGCTGTGCAAGATGCTCTTGGCGATATTCACAACACGGATTGGTGAGGAGGAAATATGGGACAGTCAGTTATTGCATCAGATAAAAACGTATCGGATTTAGATATTAAGGTTTTCTTGGCTGAACAGCGAATTGTTGAATGGTACGAGCATTTCGATGGTCAGGTTTATATCTCATTTTCGGGCGGCAAAGACAGCACTGTTTTAGCTGAGTTAGTTTGGTCGATTTATCCAGAAGTACCTGCTGTGTTTTCTAATACTGGGCTTGAATATCCTGAGATTGTTCAGTTTGTTAAGTGGAAGCAGAAACAAGGATACCCAATCGTAATTGTTAGACCAAAAAAGACGTTTCGTGATGTGGTTATGAATGATGGCTTCCCGCTGATCAGTAAGAAGGTAGCTGAAATGGTATCTCGCTTTTATAACCCGTTGCCAAGCAATGAGGCGACACGAAGTCTTTATTTAACTGGAATTCGAAAAGATGGCGTTTTTAGTAAAGGGAGCAAACTTCCTGAACGTTGGAAAAAGTTAATAGATGCCCCTTTTAAAGTGACGGCCAGCTGCTGCGATTCTCTTAAAAAAGAGCCGTTCCGTCGATATATAAAAGAAACTGGGCGAATGCCTTATAGCGGGGTTATGTCGTCCGAGGGTGGTCGTCGAGGAATGATGAAAACCTGTAATTCATTTGATGGGAAAGATCCTCAGTCTAAGCCTATGTTGCCTTGGAGCGAGGATGATGTGTGGCAGTACATTCGAGAAAACAATATTGAGTATTGCAGCGTCTACGACGACAGAACGGTTAATGGCGTGTTTGTTGAAGGTGAAAAGCGAACAGGTTGTATGTTCTGTGCTTACGGTGCGCATCTAGAGAAAGGTGAAAATCGTTTTCAGCGCATGGCAATTACTCATCCAAAGCTTTGGAATTACTGCATTAACAAGTTGGGCATGGCGGAGGCGCTGGATTTTATCGGTGTTGATTATATGCCATCAAGTCAAAAGCATGTAGAGAACAAACAATTGGAGTTGTTTGATCCTAAGAATTTATAGGGACTCAGGGCAAGGGGCGTAGTGTCCCGAAAACCACGAACATTACGATTTGAATTGCGGGTGAAATGATATGACAGATAAGAAAACGATTGGAGCCGTACCAAACATGCTTGGCAAGCTTAGTAAGCATGAGGTTGATGAATTGGCTAAATACTCACTTGATCTTCAAGCGGAGGCTTCGCAACGGATATACACGCAGCAAATTCATCGAAACGCATTAGATACATTACTGCAAGATTTAATGGAATTGAGAAGTAAGAACCGAGGTGCTCGATTTATTATTTTTGTATCAACTCGTTATTGGGGAATAATTGGCTCCTCTCGAATACATACGGAGGAAATTGATAAGCACGGTACATTGCTTGGTTGCAAGCTGATGATATTTGAAGATGCGCCAACATTCGATCTCAAGACTCAAACACGGGATGAAGGCTATTACATCCATTGCGTGAAACCGAGGTAAGACGATGAAAGCAGCAAAAGCGGATATAACGATTGAGATTAATGGAGAAGACGATCTCAGAACCAAGATGATGCAGGCTTGGGAATTGGTTTGTAAAGGAATTAAAGCGAATGAGACCAAAGGTCCAGTCGTCCTCAAACTTGGTCGAAAAAAGAGAAATAACGGCCAGAATGCTCGGTTGTGGGCGACGCTGACAGACGTGGCCACACAGTTAGATTGGTATGGCGAGAAGTTAAGCCAAGAAGATTGGAAGCACGTTTTTACCGCGGCATTAAAAAAACAGAAAGCGGTGCCGGGCATTGATGGTGGCTTTGTGGTTCTGGCTACACATACCAGCCGCATGAACAAAACTGAGTTTTCGGAATTACTCGAGTTAATTTATGCATTTGGATCAGAGCGCGGAGTGCGTTGGAGTGATCCTGTTATGAAGTATTACGAGCAAATGGGATTAGTCGCGTGAAAGTACGATCGGAAGCAATACGCAAAAGCGCTCGCGGCCAAGATTGCGCATTACGCATACCAGGTCATTGCAATTTCAATCCTGAAACAACCGTGCTTGCTCATGTTGGCAAAAACATAGGCATGTCTATGAAGTGTGACGATAGCTTTGCAGTGTATGCCTGTTCGGGGTGTCACGACGCAATCGATGGTCGCACTACTGTGCTCGATGCAGGGACTCAAGCCTCGTACATTCTTGATGCACTTGAAGAGACACAAAACCACCTTATTCAAGTCGGTCTAATTGCAGTTAAGGGGAACAAATGAAATACGGTCGTGAAGTGACATTTAGCATTCCAGAAGCGTCGATCCTGCTCAATGTGTGGCAGCGGATGCATTGGAATAAGCGTCGCGAATATCACAAATCGTTGTGTTGGAGCGTGCGTGCCGCGCTAGAGAGTGAAGGTTACAAGCGCCTAAGTCCCTTTAAGCATTGCAAGATTGAGATAGACCGCTATTCCTCAAAGCTAGGTGATTGGGATGGCGTAATGGGTGGGCTTAAACCTCTGTTCGATACTTTAGTTGTCTGCACTAAGACAAATCCTCTTGGCCTTGGCGTTATTGAAGATGACAACCCTAATTGCATCATTAAATGCCCAATTATCAGACAACACAAATCAACACGTAAAGCGGCCTCGACAGTCGTGACAATCACAGAAATATTGGAGGCCTAATGCAGTATTTATCAGCCCGACAAATGTGGCACGATGCGTTTTATTCTCGCAGTGCAAACGATCAGCTATTAGAGATTAATCGCTCTAATGTGAACCTACTTAGGCAAAAACCTATTATGAATGAAACACAGACACGAGGCCCTGCGGATAACTCGTCGAGAGTCATGCACATGGCGAAAGCAGGGCGTGTGCAGTCTGAGATAGCGAAGCTGCCAGCTCATTTACAAGCATTTGGCATGTATTGTTGGGCCCCGAAAGCCGAAGACTCGTTACCAACCTTCAAGCATCACAACGAAATCGCCAACGCGCTCGCTCAGGAAGTAAAAGAGAAGTTTCCACAGGAATACAGCTATTACACAAGTCGCGTGAGTATCGTCATTTTAAACGTACTCAAATACGAGTTTGAGCGCGATAAAGGCCGTAAGCCGCAAAACATCGATATTACGTTAGCCAGTGCGATGGCAATGCCTAAGGATAAGGTAAGAGCTCAATGGGGTCACATCGTTAAGCACATTCGCGGCTGTATTCGTGACATGCTCATTTATCAAAGCGAGGTGCCTGGGCAACTCAGTATGAAGCTCGCTAACTCAGAACATATAAAACTCGTTCAAGTTGCAGATTTGGCTATCAAGTCATTCGCTCATAAAGATCAAGCATACATGTTCTCAGCAAGCGAAGATAAAGAACCAATTACACACACGAAGCCGCTTTATACTCAAGAATATCTAGCATGGCGTATTGGTGTGGCCTCAGCGAATTGGAAACGAGATGTCTGGCAAGATGTGTTTGATGAAATGATTGGCGCATTAGATGAGTGGGCAATGGTGGCTCTGACATCTCTCGTTGAAGTAAGAAATAGGTAAGGGCTTAGTTCTAACTGGCAGGACCAGATTTTTCTAAGGGTGATTCTAGGGTGAAGTCAGAGAAACTCTATAATAGAGCACAATAATATAGGTGAGTAATGCTCATGAAAAAATAGATGAAAATAGTGTTTATAATCTTGTCAATCACCAACTTTACGCTTCTTCTATCGAGCAAAGTAAGTGACCACTTAGGCATTCTTTGTTTATTATTTAAGTGTATTTTTCAAGCCTTGATTTTACATTGAAACCTACTTATTGTACCCGTATGCCTTGAGAACACTGCTTCTCAGGCATAAAAAAGGCCTCCAAGGAGGCCTTCTGGTGCAAGAGAGAACATTGAGGAAATCAATTTCTAACCGCGATTCGAGACCGTTAGGATAGTTATTAATTTCAAACTCATCAAGCTTTCTTGTGAAATTTACACAATTCTCCAAGGAGGTTCAGCATGAAAAAAAGTATATCTACTTTTTTGTGCGTCTGCCTAATGGTGCTAGCTTCTCCAGTAGGAAGTCAGCTAACTATTAGCGATGTTAACTTAATTATAAATCTTTAAATCGTACAAAGGTGGCCTTGGTCACCTTTGTTATTTTGCTATACAAGATTATGAATAAAAAGATAAGTACGTACTTCGTATTTCATCCGATCAAATTTAATCTTTGTCGATTCAGCGATTTTAAACTTTACTAATTATTCAACATAAACGGGAAGGAAATACATATGAATAATTTACAAAAGCCAGGAGAAAAGCCTACTAGACCTGGTGAATATTTGGAGAGAGGCCCTAGAGGTGGCGTCGTAACAGATCCTCGACAAGTAACTATTGAACCTGGTGATAATAGAATGCCGCCTACACAAGAGCCAGGACGTACTTGGGAACGAGTTAGTCCACCCAAGCCATAGACACTATTATTGATTCTGGATTAGTACGCACTTTCCGTACGCAGTGCGCGGGTGCGTACTGCGTATTATTCTTCTTCTGACAATAAATCGTTAATTATTGAGAACTGAAGGGATCTGGCTAGGCTAGCCAATGATTTAGCTTGTTGCTGAATATTTATTACATGACTAACTATGTCTTCGTTTGAGGATTCAGTTTTTTTTAAAATGAATTTTGATTCATTTATCAGCTCTCCTTGAGCTTTTGCTACCTGAGTAAACTGAACTACATATTCATTACTGGAGCTATAAACCGCCAAAAGGGTAGACATGTGAGGCCAAACTTTATTTGTTAATGTAATTATTTCTTTTATAATTTGATTTTTTGGTAAAGACTCTTGTGAAAGACGATTTGTTTCTTCAATTAAATCAAAATCGTGTCTTATTTGCTCACCAAGCTCTTGGTCTATAAATGTAGCTACAGTCTCTGAAGTTAAGCAAAGGTTATTAAGCTCTAAAACAATGATATCAAGCCGTTTTGAAGCCTTAAGTTGCCTGATCCATTCACTACCTTTAAACCAACCAAAAGCCAGCAGGCCAACAGTGCCGAGTCCGGCAAGAAGAGAGCCGACCATACCCCAAAAGTCCGTAGCGTCTTCGTAGCTTAGTGCAAGTGCAATTGTCGCCCCAAGCGCAGCGCCTGTTATTAGTGTTAGTCCTTCTTTGAGGAGGAAGTCAGTTATGTGGCTTAGTACGGATTTTTGAGGAGAAGGCTTTTGATCCATTTGGTTGTGTTCCATGTTGGTTCGATTGTTTGCGTTCACCCTTTTTATCTTTAGCGCAAAATTAAGAAGGGAGCGTTGTTGCTTAGTTTTTAAATAATATGTACATTTTAATTGTCTTTATGGAAGTTAGCACACACTAATCAATCAGAATATGGAGATTTATATGTCAGATTCTTTTGTTTTAGAGGCGCTGTTTATCCAGCAGCGTCTTCAGATATTATCTATGGCCGATTCATTCCCTGATTTCTATGTGTATGCTTGGGAGGAGGGGGTCTACCCTTACTTAGAAGATACCGATGGAACGGTAATTAGAAAGCCACATGAGCCTTATGAGTCCTGTTTTCGTTACGGCATACTAATGGTCAAGTCGGTTACAGAATTTATAGATGAGAAATGGATCAAAAACGAAATTGTCACATTCAGAGATCTTGAGCGTCAATTCAAGGGGTATGAGCCACATCAACTCCAAAGGATTTGCAGATACTTATTTTTAAAAGGTTTGTTTGATGATGAGTTGTGGAATAGCTTTATCACCCCTCAATGCTCTTCGTCCGCTTTTGGAATAAAAGCAGACTACGACTCAAGCTCTATCTATTATATTTGATTAAGACAACTAGATGTTCAAGGAGGAACACATGGAACAACTAAAGCAATTACTCGATAATTTAGAGCTCATTTCATTTCAAGATATTTCAGAGATCCCCGAAGACACGCAGCATGAGCTTGCCGAGCAGATAGAGCGGCTGCAGGATAATCTCAAGCGGTTGAGTGAAAATAAGGAACATCATGGCTAAGCTAACAAAAGATCAAAAACGAAAGAAGCAACAAGTGCTGAAAAGAAAGCAAAGCGCCACACAGGCACAAACTATAAATAGAGTCCGAAACGTTTTATCGTCAATTGATGTGCCAATGGTCGATTTCTTTGATTCGCAAGATGATTCTGCACCTTCAGCGCTAACAGATGAAGAGCGAGAATTAAAACCAAAAACTGGTGACACCTATATATCTAGCAAACCTGAAGGCATGAAGTTCTTTATAGAGAGTTCAGGTGGCTTCGAGGATGAAGACGGTGAATATTATAATGTTGAGTTAATTGATTACGTGAATAAAGATAATTTTGATGCCGCTGGCGACTCTCTGTCACCAAATGAATGGGTGAAAATGGTTAAGGCCTATGGTTTGGTTCTTGAAGTATGACAGTCACCAAAGAGTACTGGAACATCCCAAAGCCAGATGATGTGCTGAGCGTAGCACAAGGCACAAACCTAACCGTGTTTGTGGATCATGCGGATAACGCATTGGTTTGTGGGCTTACGACCAGTGATATTATTAGCTTGGTTTTGTCGGCCATTGGTATTGTTATTGGTTTATTGGCTTATAGAGCAGCGAGTAAAGCAAGTGATGCGGCTGAAATGGCAAACAATTTAGCCCAGGCTGAAGGAGAGGCTAACAGAGAGCACAACTATCAGTCAGTAAGACCTCTTCTTGATGTAGAGCATTCTAGAGAAATAATAAAGAATGGCTTTATTAAAAGAACTTCAGTTACGAATCATGGGGCTGGCGCTGCAATTTTAAAGACTGTTGAGCTATATGGACAAGGCAGAAGCTATTTTTTATCGTCAAATGACAAGACTTTGCTTACAGCTTTTTTGCTTCTACAGATAAGTAACTCTATAAAAGATAAAGAATTCGATCCAATTGATTTTATCCCCCTAGCAACCTCAATAAGTAGTAATACTTTTTTTGGTTCAAACAAAAGTATGGTGCTTCTACAGGTGCAGTGTACTAATGTGCCAGACGATATAAGGGAATCTATTACAGACGCTTTAAACAATATTCAGGTTAGGGCTGTCTACCATTGCGTGTATGATCAAAAATATATTCTTGACACCGTGATAATAAAAAACTAACCTTTTTCCCATAGTCCAGATTTACACCCAAAACCCGCTTCTTGCGGGTTTTTGCGTTTCTGGCCCCTAATTTTCGAATCTGACTGGCATAAGTCAGCTCCATTGCCGCCCACGTTTTTAGCGTGAGGCGGCTTTTTTATTTTTGGAATTTGTATGACTGCTGACAACGAGCTTCTAGTTCAAGAGCTTAGAGAACAGCGCAAGGTTTCAAGTGCTCAACACTCGGAATTGCGCACTGCTGTGGTTGATATGGCGAAGTCTGTTTCTGAATTGACTGTGGTTGTTGCCCGATCAGAAGAGCGGCACTTGCGACAAGATGACGGGCTAAAGCGAATTGGCAAGCAAGTTGATGACCATGAAATACGAATTAGAACGGTTGAGACTAACGGTTTTACGCAGCGTGGTTATGTGTCTGGCGGCTGGAAAGTGGCCACAGTGGTTGCGGCTATCGTGTCATGTGCAGTAACCGTAGGGGTTAAGTTTTTATGAGCCAATTATCGCAAGACTTTAAAAAAGCATTTGAACTGGTAATTATCCATGAAGCTGGCTTTGTAAATGATCCTCGCGACCCAGGTGGAAAGACTAAGTTTGGTATCTCAGATCGCAGAGATGGCAAAGTTGACGGCCTAGCCGATCTTGACGGTGACGGATCAGGGGATAAAGCCATCGAGTTATTAACACTCGAAGATGCTGGAAACATTTATAAGCGTGAGTACTGGGATAAGTGCCGTTGCGACGAGCTACCAAGCGCAATTGCAACAGCACTATTTGATACCGCCGTAAATGTCGGAAACCACCAAGCCAAATTGTTATTGCAGCGAGCCTTGGGCGTAAATGATGACGGCATTATTGGCTCCATCACAATGAAAAAAGCCCAACAAGCAAGCCAACCATATTTGATAGCACGATTTATGGCAGAGCGCCAAATGTATTACGCAGCACTGAAAAGCTGGAATACATACGGCCTTGGCTGGACTCGTCGTGTGATTGAAACCGCGCATTACTGTCTATCACTCACAAATAAGGAGGTGACATGATTAGTGCAATTGTTAATGCCATTTTTGGCATGTTCACAGGTGCTGGTGTGGCGGGGATTTTCGCCAATCTAGTGAAAGAAGCGCTTTTAGCGTTGGTTATGAAGATTGAATGGAAGGTTGTCATTGAGCGAGCCACCACACGAATTGTTGTGAGCGGTTTGCATCGATTAGCCTCGTTATCTACTAACAGCTTGTTAACAGAAACAGTGGAAGACTTCGTTAATCAGTTGCAAAGCAAAGGCTTGAAGAAGGCCAATCAGACTTACGAGTCGGCAAAGAAATACAGACCAACTTAAACGAATGAAAGTTCATAAGTCTGCGCCTCAGTTACTTCGGTATCTGGGGCGTTTTCTTATGGGGTTTAACTCACACAGGAATTAATCATGTCAGATAAAAAAGTAACACCGCAGCATATCGAAGGGCTTATTCATTCTCTTGAATTTAAGTTCACACGCATTGAAGGCACGACAACGACCGCTTGCTGGGCATTTTTGCCAAACGGTTTTGGTGTTGGTTACGGTGAGTCTGCTTGTGTAGATCCTGCCAACTTTGATTTTGAGCTTGGTAAGACTTACGCGCGTGCTCGTTGCATTCAAGCCGCGACAAATAAACTGTGGGAGCTTGAGGGTTACTTACTTGCAAACAAGTTAAACCAAGACGAGCCGACAGATCATGTTGCTCGTATGCGAAAAGAGTTTGGCGAGTTGTCGGAAAAGCTTTTTAAGCTTACTGATTTCGTCCGCTCAGAAAAAGCGCAAGCGCTAGACGAACAAACGCTAACACTTATGCTTGAACAAGGTGAAGCGATGGCTACTTATCACGAAATATTGAACAAGCGTATCGAATTACATGGCTAAGTACGATCTAGAAGCAATCGAAGCGGATTACCGTGCTGATTTACTGAGTAACCGTGCGGTCTCTACAAAGCACGGCTGCTCGGAAGCTTCTATTCGTAAGTGGGCGTTAAAGTTCGGTTGGCAAAAGGATTTGAGCGGCAAAGTTAAGAACGCAACGAAAGCGAAGCTAACAAAAGCTGTAGCCGAAACAGCTCCAAAAGCCAAAGAGCGTGAACCAAACACACCGCTTTCTGATGAAGAGATCATTGAAGAGGCGAGTAATGTCGCTGTTGATGTCATCACAAGACATCGCGTTCGTGCTGGGGAATATCAAGACATTGTTGAAATGTACGGCAAAGAGTTACGGAATCAGCTAGAGAGCGGAAAGCTAAAAGTATTGGCTCCAAATGGCGACCCGATGGAAATTGATATACCGCTTGAATACGTGGGCAAGTGTCTTAACTCTGCTACTCAATCTTTTGAACGTCTCGTTAAGTTAGAGCGCCAAGCCTACAACCTAGATGATCAGCAAGACAGCAGCTACGAGGATGATTTAGAAGCATTATCCGAAGGCTTGTAATCTATGGCGATGGATCGAGCGGAAAGACGGAGGCTCATAAAAGAGCTACGCAAAGATTATCAGGTTTTTGCAAAGCGCTGCTTAAAGATCAAGATCAAAGCGGGTGAAATAGCATCGTTTGATTTCAACGCCGCCCAAGATCACATTCACAAGGAAATTGAGGATCAGCTAAAGCGCATTGGTAAAGTGCGTAAGGTGTTACTAAAGGGAAGGCAGCAAGGTGGCTCCACTTATGTGGCTGGTCGTTACTACAAGAAAGTAACCGAAACTAAAGGCTTTTCAGCGTTCATTCTTTCTCACGAAGCCAAGACCACAAGCCGCTTGTTTGAAATGATTCAGCGCTACCACAAGCACTGTAATCCTCTTCTTAAACCGCGTGCTGGGAAAGACTCAGCACAGGGAATGAACTTCCCTAAGCTTGATTCAGGTTTTGAGCTAGCAACAGCGGGTAACAAAGAGACGGGGCGAGGTTTTACTTCTCAGCTATTCCACGGTTCAGAGGTTGCTTTCTGGCCTAACGCTGACGCAATACTCGCGGGTATCTTGCAGACATTACCTGATGTACCAGGTAGTGAAGTTGTTTTAGAGTCCACGGCCAACGGTGCTGGTGGTATTTTTTACGAGTACGTTCAAGATGCATTAGCCGGTAACGGTGAATACGAGCTGATATTCGTACCTTGGTATTGGCAACCGGAGTACCGATCAACAGCACCAAAAGACTTTAAGCGAATGGAAGAAGAAGACCATCTAGTTAAGCTTTGCCGAAACCATCCAGACGGACCTAAGTACAGCCACATATTAACAAACGATCAATTAATGTGGCGTCGCAACAAAGTCTACGAGTTAAAAAGCCGAGATAAGTTTAAGCAAGAATACCCTTGCTACATCAAAGAAGCCTTCTTGTTCTCTGGTCGTCCAGTATTTGACCCGAATCACACGGAAGCTGCTTTTACTGACTGCAAGATTCCGCTTGCTCGATACCGAGTTACACCCGAAACGGGGCGTATGTCACTCAATGCAGAGGGTGAGTTCACGATTTGGGAGAGAGCTGAAGCGGGTAAATATTACGCAGTTGGTGCCGACGTTGCAGAAGGACTTGAGCATGGTGATTTCTCAAGCGCTGACATTCTGAATGAGCAGGGCGAGCAAGTTGCTCACTGGCGTGGGCACATTGACCCAGACAGATTCGGTGAGCTGCTTTATTACCTCGGTAAACGCTACAACGACGCTTATTTAGGTGTTGAGCGAAACAACCACGGTCTAACCACTCTTACCGCGCTGCAGAAAAAGGATTACCCAAACCTTCACATAGAAGAAGACGTTCAGCGCCAAGGCGGTGAAAAGAGCATGAAGCGTATTGGTTGGCTAACAACGAGCAAAACGAAACCTCTCATCATCGACAATCTAGCGTCTGAGTTACGCGATGGCACAAGCGGAATACGAAACAAAGACACAGTTGATGAATGTCAAAGCTACGTTATCCATGAAAACGGCAGCTATGGCGCACAGTCAGGCAAGTATGACGACCGAGTTATGAGCTACGCCATTTCAAAAGAAATGGTTAAGCGAATGCCAAAAATACATATCCCAGATCACATTATTCACGATGCTTATCACGCATCAGCAGATAACACAGCAGGTTATTAATGAGCAATCCAACAGATTTTGAAAGCCCAGAAGTGTCGGAAGAGCTAAGCGACAATCTTGGTACCAAAGTGCGCGGCTTGTTTGCGACCGCTGAGCGCGAGCGTCGTGACTACGAAGATCAGTGGCTTAAAGATTTGCGACAGTACAAAGGCGTTTATGATGATGAAGTGGTTGCAAATATAGCGGAAGGTCGTAGCAAAACATTCATTCGTCTTACTCGATCTAAAGTGAAAGCAATGGATTCGCGATTGATGGATATTCAATTTCCAGCCGGTAGCCAAAAGAATTATCGACTTGAAGCAACCCCAGTTCCTGATATTGATCCAACACTACGCGAGCAAGTAATTAATGAATGGATAGTTCAATCTCAAAACGAATCACAAAGCGATTTGCCACCACAACCACCGACGCAAGAGCAGATAGAAGACGTTATTCAAGAAGCGGCAGAAGATCGCGTCGAGCGAATGTCTAAGGAGATTGATGATCAGCTAAGTGAGCTGAAATACCGTGAAATCAGCAAAGACGTTATTCATAGCGGAAATGTGTTCGGTACCGGTGTTTTGAAAGGCCCGTTGTTTGAAACGCGATTAAAGAAGCGTTGGATTGAACAAGCAAATGGTGCAACGCTTGTAGAGCATGAGGAAATGAAACCGTACTTTGAGTTCGTGCCAATTTGGGATATTTACCCAGATATGAACGCAATGACGCTGGAAGATTGCGAGTACATCATTCAGCGCCATACCATGCTTGCCTCAGATCTTCGTCAGCTTGCTCGACGTGATGACTTTGATAAGCAAAAAATCAAGGAGTACATTGCTGCTAATCGTCATGGTGATATGGGCCAAACTAAGCAGCACGAGCAAGAGTTACGATACATAAACGGCAATAAAGACTCAGTATCTGCAACTAATAATAAGCAGTACGAAGTGCTTGAATTCTGGGGTTATGTTGACGGCCAAGACCTTGTTGATATGGGTGTGGAAGGTATTGGCGAAGACGAAATAGACGATGAGTTTGAAGCTAATGTGTGGGTGTTGGGTAGTACAGTCATCAAAGCTGATTTAAACCCGACTGCTCATGGTACGCGCCCATTTAACTTTTACTATTTTGAAAAAGACGAGACGGGGATCTTTGGTGTTGGTCTTCCTGCAATACTTTCCGACACGCAAAGTATGTTTAATGCAGCGATTCGTATGAGTATTGATAACGCGGCTATTTCTACAGGCGCACAATATGAAATAGATTTAACAGTATTGGATTTAGAGAGAAACCCGAACCCTACAAAAATCTATCCAAACAGAGTTTGGTTTAGAACTAAGGGGGCAGCGGATAATAGAAAAGCGCTCAACGTCCATACAATAACAAACAACACTAGCCAGCTTCTTAGCCTGGCGCAACTTGCAAAAGAGTTAGGCGATGAAGCCAGCACTATGCCGAGCTATATGGGCGGTAACGATGCAGGGATTGGTGGTGCAGGCGATACGGCCAGTGGTTTATCCATGCTCATGGGTGCGGCAGGGATCACGGTGAAAGACGTGGCCCTTAACTTCGATATGGGAATCACTCAGCCAGCCATGACCGCTTTGTACAACTGGAACATGCAATTCAATTCAAACCGCGAAATTAAAGGTGATATGAACGTCACCGCTTTGGGTGCTGTTTCTCTCGTTGCAAAAGAGATCAAGAGTAAGCAGCTTACCGAATTTGCGGTATCAACTGGCAATCCAATGGATGCCCCTTACGTTAACCGTCAGAAGCTTAATGCTGAACGAGTCAAAGCACTCGATTTACCAGAAGATATTTTGTACACCAAAGAAGAATCTGACCAGCTGCAATCTCTACAGCAAGAAAACCAAGCGCTTATGCAGCAATTACAGCAACTACAAAAGCAGGTAGGCGTTAGTGATGTCGCAGCATGATGACTTTGATGAGGCACTAAAAAAGCTTAAAGAGTCGGGTAGCGCTAAGCGATTGACAATCGACCTTTTGAAAGCATCTGTAGAGCGGTGGAAAGAAGATTGTATTGGCATGACTCAATTAGATATTGAACGTTATCATGGCGCCATCATTCACACCCGCTCAACCATTGATTTACTCGAACAAGATTTAAAAGGCTTTGAGCTACAGACTCAAAGTTACACCTAATTTGCCCCTCACCAGAGGACAGCAAACAACCCGCCATGTGCGGGTTTTTTTGTATCTGGATACTACCAAACTAGCCCGGAGAGATAGCAATGCCGAAAAATGAACTTGAATCAAGCGCTGACCAGTTAGAAGCAGAAGAATTCGACAATGCGTGGAATGACAATGCAGCTGATACCGATGACTTTGAAGATGACGTTGACGACGATACTTCTGACCAAGAAGCCGAAGACGACGATACCGACGAAGACAGCACGGACGAATTGGAAGAAGAAAGCGACGAGGATGAATCAGACGATCAGGACGAGGAAGAGTCCGCAGAAACGGATGAAGACGCAGAGCTACCAACTGACGACAAAGACGCTCAGCGCCTAAAGTCTTGGGAAGGTCGACTTAAAGCTGATGAAACTCGATTAAAACGCGAGCGCGAAGAGCTTGAGCGTAAGCAAAAGGAAGGCAAGCAACCAGAAGATAATGAATCTAATGATGAGCAGGATACCGACAACGGCCCTGACGAATTTGAAGAGGAGTTTCCGGAAGTTGCGGATTATCTGAAAAAGCGCATTCAACCACTTCAAGAGCAACTATCACAAAGTCAACTTAAACAGCAGCAAGAAGCAGCTAAGGCACATATCAATCGAATTACTGCCTCACACCCAGACGCTTTAACCGTTGCTGGAAGCGAAGACTTTAAATCATGGATTGATGATCAGCCTTACAAGAAAGCGAAAGACTACGTTCATGTTCAGCAAAACGGCACACCTGAGCAGGTTATTGCCATGCTCGACGACTTCAAAAAACACAAATCCGAATCCACTAAGCCAGCCCCCGCCAAGCAACCATCAAGTGTCGTTAAAACTCGACGTACAGCCAAACCAAAAGGCCGCGTGTCTAAAGACGACTTTGAGGGTGCGTGGGATTCAGCTGACTAAAAACAAATAATAGGAAGCCATTATGAAATACGGTGATATTTCTCCACGTACAGCCGCGCGCGTCTCAAAAGATCTATTGAAGCGCGCTGCGCCATATATGTGTCTTGAATTGTTTGGTCAATCCAAGCCACTTCCATCAAATTCAACTCAGTCTATGATATTCCGACGCTATGAAGCGTTAGATCCAACACCAAAAGTGTTGGCGGAAGGTGTTACTCCATCTGGAAACACTTTGACTAAAACTGATATTACAGTTCATACCCAGCAATATGGTGACTGGATTGAGCTGACTGATGTTATTCAAGACACTCACGAAGACCCTGTTTTAAGTGAGTCTACGGAAGTACTAAGCGAGCAGTCAGCCGAAATGATGGAACTTATTCGTTACGGTGCTCTTAAAGGCGGTTCCAGTGTGTTTTATGCAGGGAACGGTGTCACGTCTCGCGATGGTGTGAATACCAAACTGACTCGTGCTCTACAGCGTAAGGTAACCCGTTTCTTAAAAGCCCAAAAAGCCAAAAAGATAACCAGAAAAGTATCTGCTTCACCTAACTTTTCAACTGAGCCGGTAGCGCCATCGTATATTGGTCTCTGCCATACAGATGCCGAAAGCGATATTCGCGATATGGAAGGCTTTTTACCTGTTGAAAAGTATGGTTCTGGAATGACTCCATATGAAGGTGAAGTTGGCAAGGTTGAAGATGTTCGTTATATCACCTCTTCTTCTTTTTCACCGTTTGAAGATGCTGGGGCAGCAACGTCTACCATGCTTTCCACTTCCGAAACGGTGGCCAACGTTTATCCAGTACTTTATCTAGGCGCAAACGCTTATGCAAACGTGCCATTTAAAGGCAAGCATGCTGTTACCCCTATGGTCGTTAACCCTAAGCCTGCTAACGGAGATCCTTTAGGGCAGCGTGGCTCTGTTGGTTGGAAAGCACGAACTGCAACCGTTATTTTAAACGATCTATGGATGGCTCGTGTAGAAGTCGCTGTAACGGCATAACGGTAAATTGCAATTAATAAGGCTCACATTTGTGGGCCTTTTTTTGTTTCTGATGAAAGGTAAAGATCATGACGACTTATAAAAAAACGCAACTTAATTCCTTAAAAGAAGACGAGCTTATTCAGATTGGCGCTGATGAATACAATTTGGAGTTAGATGACTCCATGTCAAAAACCGCATTAGTGGATGAAATATGGGGCGCGATTCAAGCCGTAAAAGACAGTGAAAAAGACGCCCAAGAAAGCCTGAAAGCGACACCCGTAGCTGAAAAAGAAAAGGTAAAAATCACTGTCGCCAAAGGCGGTGAAAATGATCCTGATTATGTGACACCAGCTATTAATGGTCGTGTTTGGCAGATTAAGCGTGGTATTGAAGTTGAGGTGCCTAAGTTTGTTGCACGGCATATTCAAAAGCTCACCCAAACTGTTTACAAGCCAGTACATGATAGTAGTGGCAAAGTAATAGGGAAAAAAGCTGAAGAGGTTGCTCGTTTTAACGTGCAAACCAATTTCTAAATGGCCGCGCTGACGGAGTTCCGCATTGATATTGCGCCAGATGTGCAGCAGTGTCCGACGCTCTTTCTTGATCGTCAGTTGATCCATGTCGCTATTGAGTTTTGCAAAGAGACAAAGATTGCGGAGCCGCCAGCG